TGGACGCTTCAAGCGAGACATCTTCCTGCAGAATAGCCTACCCGGCGACGATACGCACAATCATCGCGGCTCACGTCCTGATCTGGAGTGATAAGTTCTTTCCGGAAAATGTGTTGGTCCCTTGGGGAACTGACGTGATGTCGATGTTCACCTTAGTTCCTTCTGCGAGTGCCAGCGTTCCGGTCGGAACGAAGGATCCGGACTGTACGGTGCCATCCGGCACAGTCAACGTTGCGATAGGGTTCCCGTTCGCCTTGACCACCACTGCGATACTGCCTCCAGAAGGAGGCGAATCAACAAACGCCTGAATGTCCCGGACGACTCGCACGCGGTCAATCGAAACAGACGTTGCGGCGTCTCTCTCGAGGGAGAGGACGCCGGAAACCTGTAGCACCAGCATGGCACCTTCGAACGTGTGCAACCCATTTGTTCCATTGCTGAGGAAGCTGACATCTTGTCCGGGTCCGGTACCTTTCGTATTTGTGAGGTACAACTCGGCACCGGCGATCCGGCGATTAGGGAAGAGGAATCGGTACTGGAAGTCGGTGTGCGTTGGGTTAGCGAAGAATCCCACACCCAACGGCACCGTGTGCAGATTCCTTTCAAGGATGACGCACGTCGCTCCCGCCGAATGGGCAGCTACCGTCGAGCCCCCTACTCCTCGGTCGATCCATCGTGCCGATCCATCCGTGGTGGGTTCGTTGATGCAGATGATTTCAGAATCAACCTGAACATACGTGTTCTGCGCAAGCGACGCAACCTCGGTCGCCGGGAGAGTCGAGTCGTTTGCCGCGATTGGAGTTACGAGCGAAAACGAAGTTACAGTTGATGTCTCATCATTGGAGTACGTGACCAGAATCGCATCACTCACCGTATTCGTTCCTGTCAGCGTGTCCGTCGTGATGCTCCTCAGCAGAATCGTGCCGTCCGCGGGTGCCTCAATGATACTTGAAGGTTGAGGGGGCACACGGCTATCCATCAGGTTCCCCGAGCCACCGATCAGGGTGTAGCAATTGAGGAATGACTGCTGTTCGGGCGCTTCCATCCCGTCGGCCGTGCACGATCTGCCGATGATCTCAATTGTGAGGCCCGCACGATTCGGCGCCTCCCATGTCATCTGGTCACTGTATGATCTTCCGGCCAGACGCCAGCTTGAATCCGCAATCGCGATCGTGTCTCCCACTGCTAACCCAGCGGGCAGTTGGTCGGCCGTAGTGAACGTTGTGTTCGTGTTGGCGGCCACTGTGGATTGCCAGTATCTTGCGCTGCCAGTAACAACGGTGATCGCGCTCCCCGCAAACTGGTCGGTCTGATAATTGCCGTCGGGCACGACAATCGTATCATTCGACAGGCTTTCTATCGTGAGCTGTCCCGCTAGTTCTTCCCGCCAGTAGAAATCAGCGTGATCGTATCTCGGATCCGGTGGCCGCATAGGCGAGACATCCCCACCCTGGTCTGTCCAGGACGCGAGACCTGCGGCTATGTCCGTAAGGTACAGTAGATCGAACGCGCTCTGTCCTCGATAAACGCGCAAGCCTGCCGCGCCCGCCGGAGTAGTCAGACCGTTGATGGTAACGCCGAAGCTCGATTCCATGGCTCCTGTCAGCACTTGCACAACTTGCGAGATCCGTGATTCTGCTCCTGCACTGTCTAGCGCTGTTACCGCGTAATACAAGGCGCCTGAACCAGGTTTGAGCGTCCCTCCTGCTGTAATTGCAGCGGGCTGAGTGATCCCCGGCGAGGCCAACGATGCGACCTGTTGTCTCGGCGGACGGAACTGCACCACCAGTAACTCGTTCGCGCCCCCATCTGCGAGGGAAACTGACGACTCCTGAATATTGAACAGATGGCCGCTCTCAGCACTGTACGTGTAGCCGGCGATCGGTAGCGGCGTTCCAGAGTTGACAGCAGACGGCCATCCGGTGGAACTGCTGCTGACGGCTGTCCCAGGCCCATACCAGCCATCGTCATGTGTCTGCGCCAGCACCGTCACGGTTTCGAAGTTCAGACCGGCACTGAGATGCAGCACGCGAAACGGTGCCCGGGCAAGTTCGTAATCGCCACTTGTCAGGGTGATAATATCGCCTGGTTGCATCCCGAGGCCCTTGACCGTCGTTGAGAATTCTGCGAACAGGTTGCCGTCCACGCCGCGGGCGAGTTCCTTCGAAAGAATCCTCCCCGCTTGCGATTGACCCGGAATACCAATTGCTCTGCATATGCCCGGGATTTCGCTGCCGACCCTAACTACGTCGTCCAGATCAACTAACGAGAGGCTCCCGTTAACATAATCGTTGAGCGAGTCCTGATATTCCACAGTCAGACGGTTAGGTGTTTGGCTCGTCGGTTGGCAAAACAGCCGCAGGTCGATGTCTCCCTGTCTGTTGGCCAGTATCGTGCATTCGGCTGTCGACCCATCATTAGCTTCGAATGAGGGCCAGCCGCCGTTCAGTGGCGAGGTCGCGTTGGAATGTCCCATCTGAACGGACTGTTGATTGCCGATGGTCCCCTCGACGATCACATTGATCTGGCCTTGTTCGTTCAGCCTTAGAAGCAGTTCCGCGCCTTGGCGCAACCCCCGGACTATATCGATAGACGGCTTTCGGTCGAGTAGCGCATAGTTGAATGTCGCCCAAGGTTCCACGGCCGTTAGATCGCTCCCGGCTGAAACTAGAACTGTTTGACCGAGCAACAATGCTGCACTCGCAAAGCTGGGTATGTCCAAATCGCTGTCTTGCCACCCGCACCGCTTCAACATATCGAGCAACGCCCAGGCTGGGTTTGAGGTGAAGAAAGGCGCCAGTAATTTTCCCTGCTCGTCGTACTGCGGCAATACCAATCCCTGCGCCAGCACCTCGATGGTTGGAAGCGAATTGGAACTGATGAGGCTTGCTGGCACGTGGACGCTTACAACCGCCAAACTCCCATGCGGATCGCTGACTGGGTTACCCTGGCTATCCGTGAAGTTCGGATCGAACGTTCCATTTCGGCCGCCGGTCGTCAGCACGTCGTACCAACCGGTCGCCGACATGTCTGTGCCCGGTACTCCGAGCGGCAGTTCGACTCCATTCACCCAGAGCCGTGATATGCCTTGAATTGGTCCCGATCCAATCAGGGCTTCACAGATCAGGAAATTTCCGTCATTCCAAGCCCAGATCACCGGTGTGGGATAGCGAACAGTCCCATATACCAGGGGCACTGCGTCATTGGTCTTGGCTCTTCCGTCCACCGCTTGCGACCAGAACCTCTGCGATGAGCCAGAGCTTCGCACCAGCGAGGTTGATGGCAGGAACTGGAATCCGCCGAATCTCGCTGTCGCCTGCCCGCGGGCGTCCTGCCGCCACATGCCACGTGCGGCGCAGTCCGATTGGGTTCCCGCACAGCTGCTGAAAGGGTTTCCGCCCCCGTCCACATTGCCGCACCCGCCCGCCTGGTCAGGCGAGTAGCCGCATGGATAGAAACGGCTGTACGTCCCGCTAGCCCCGCCACTCACCGCCTCCGCTCGCTCTGCTGCGTTTCGTGGGAAAGACCACGGGCAGGCTTCCTGGATTCGCGTCGGCGGGAGAGCCAGTCTCTGTATGCTGAACCGGCTGGTGAAGTTGATTTGTCCCACGCTCGTCGTCAGTTCTTCAGGCGCATCGCCGATACCCGCAAAGACAGCCTCGGGTGTGGAAACGATCTGACCGCTCTCCGGGTCTAGGAACGCGAAGCTCACCAGCAACGCGCAGCCTTTCAAGTTCTCTGTGCGATGCAAGCTCGTGACGTAGCCGTCGGTGTTAGCTAGTGTCACGGTCATCCGGTTGCCCCAGTCGGAGCCGTCGTCGGCGAGCAGTCCGATCCGGAACCCGCTGTTACCCACCACGCGCGGGCTATACACAGTGTTCTGCCACGTCGCGCTATGCGTGCTCCACCGCTCCACTTGGCCGTCTGTCAGAGTGCAATCGAACAGCAGTACGGGTGTGAGTAGCTCCTCGACATACTTTTCCTGATGAACCGGGACCATCGCTTGTTATCCTCCTAGTCCTGCCACGATTGTTGTGTCCACGGAGATGTTCCCACTTTCCTCGGAGCACACCACCAGCAGGTCGTCTTTGAATCTCGCTTTTGGGAAGTAGCCCTGTCTGCCCTCGGACTTTCGGTACTCTGGCGCGCACGCGCCAAGCTCTGCGTGTACACCGCCCAGTTCTACCTCGCCACCCATCGGGATAGCGATCGCGAATACGACTTGATCCGCTGCGCCGCCCGGCACCGCGGTAAACTGGTACTCTTGCCACTGCCCGCCCAGCGTAACAGTCCGTCTTTGCACGCCGATCACGATCCCCATCGTGCTTTGCGAATTGCTTCTCGCCATCACGGACATGCTATATGCGAAGTTCGGCGAGCATCCTACGGCTTGTTGGAGCAGCACTTCGGTCGCGCTGGGGTTTAGTACCTGGGCCGTTTGACAGGTTCCCGCGTTCAGGTTTGGAACAATTGTGATGGCCAGCGCACCGGTCTTCGCCCAAGGCGCCTGAGTGGGATCCTCGCTCCATGCCAGTAAGTTGCTCAAGGGATCGCAGAACCGGAAGCTGTGGTACGAGCCTCGCATGTCCCGGTGAAATTGCTGCAGCGTTTGTGCCTCGGATGTGGTCAAACCGGTGAACTTCATATGCCACTCCACGTGTTCGCCTGTTGGCAATGTTCTTAGATGCCAGTCGCCTCCTGGAGTCAGCAGCACAGCCTGCGCGGGCTTCCACGTTCGTTGTATCGGAAGCTGCGCGTTGAAAGTCCCTGCCACAAGCGGAAAGCTCGAGGTCACTGTGTCACCTCCGCAATCAGGAATTGAACCCCCGACTGTGCCACACCATCGATGTGGTCAATCACGGGTGCCGCCACGATTCGGCATATGGGGTAGCTGGTGCCGTCCAGTGGATCGGTGAAGGCAAACGTCGACTGCGTGCGCAGTGTGTCCTGGGCAAATTCTAAAAACGCGGCCTTCTCCAATTCCTGGAGAAGCCTCAGGTTGATTGACCACGTGCGTCGTTGCGGTATCGCAAGATACCGCTGTTCGGAACCATCCGCGAACTGAAACGCGCGTGTCTGGCCTGCGAGCCCACGCACGTAAGGGTATTGTTGGACCGCTCCGGTTGAAAGTGTTGGCATGGAGCTCATAAGCCATCCTGAAATTCACTCAGTACGTCCGCGATTCCCCGCGAGTCACCCAGGCTGCGCCTTAACGCTGTTACCAGCGCTTCCCTGTCTTCGAGCCGCGACATCGTTCCACCGCTCTGAGCTGTGGCGCCGATTCTTGTCGAATTGGGGGTGTTCAACGACGCGCCTCCGCCTGTCGATGAAAGACTCGTAACTCCGGTCACTGCCGCGGCACTCTCGTTGAGGTTCTGTGTGCCGCTCCCTGTCTCAGGCGAAATGCTCTCGACGATGCGGAATGTTTGGCGGCTGCTCGTCCGGTACCTGGTTGATTGAGAGGTTGAGCTTCCTCCACCGAAAAAGTTCAGAATCGAATTAACGGTGCTGGCAATCGGAGAGATTAACCAGGCATTGCCGAAGCTGCTGCTACCGCTGCTCGATGTCTTTTGCGAGGACTTGGTGTAAGCCGTCGCTTCGAGTTGCCTTGGCAGCGCGTGCGGAGTCGCGATTGCATTGCCACTGCCGGCGACTTTCGGGAGCGATATTTTGGTGCCGCTCGTGCCCCCCCACCCGCTAGCCTGCCGGTTCGATCCCAGGAGCCTGCCGACATAAGCTTCTATCTGTGTGCGCGCTCGCGTGCTACTTGTCCCCTTGCTTGTTCCCACGGTCTACTGCCTCCTTCCGTCTCTTACGGCCTGCCTCCGTGGCGCACTTACTAGCTGAACGGGCTGTTGCGCGCATCCGCTTAGGATCGCTCATGCTCCTCCATCCGCCCCGCTTCGTTCACAAGAACGGTCATCGAGTCCAGATCCTTTGCCCACCACTCCGCCGAAATCGTTACGATTCCGCTTTTCCACATCGCGAATAGCTCGAGACACGCGCTCGCGATACCTCCAGTCGTGCTCACCGGACACTGGTCGGCTACGGCACCGCCACCACTCCAGACGATCGGTCGTTGCTTCGTGGGTTCTACCCCCTGCCACCCACAATTGCGCTTCGTCTCTAGCCCTTGCTTCCTGCACGTGTCGCAATCCCACCCGGCTGGAGACTCCCGTTGGAAATGGAATGCGACGATCAGTTTTTTCGTTCGTCCTCGTTGAGAAAACTCTCCTCGGCGATCGCTTCAGAGATCTCGCGTGCGAGATTCTCTGGTCCGCTATCGATCAGGCTCTCCATGGTCGCCGGTTGCCCATCGATGCTCAGCCCCTTGATTTCGAGCAACGCTGTCCGGATCACCATCTCGTCGATCCGTGTTTGCAGTTCTGCCGCCGCAATCTCGTCGCCTGCTTCTTGCGGCGCCGCCCGATGGAACGCTTCCTTCGACGCCAGACTCCCAAGCTCCTGCATGAGCCGGTGCCGGCGAATCAATGACATCCGAAGCAATCGAAATTGTACTCCGGGCCACAATCGTGACCCTCGCCACACTGCGCTCTCGTACATCACTGGAGCGTTCGGAGTCTCATCCAAATGCGAAGTAGATTTCGTCATCGCCCGTCCCCTGTGCTCGCGAACTCGCGAAGCTCCATATCAACCTTGTCTCGCTATCGTCGAACTGCGGTATCTGCGGTACGAAAGTCTTGATGTGAATTCCTGCCATCGCGCCAGGCTGATCGCCAAGTTGGATGGTCAGCGGGATGGGCGTCTCCGTCTGCGCGGCTTGATACAACTCTGCGAAGACACTCTGGTCGGTGCTGTATACCTCAAACTGCACGTCCACCTCACGATCTCCTGCGGACAGGGCAAGCGGATAGTTCGATCCAAACTCGAAGCTTCGAGTTTGAAGGTTGTTCTTCAGACGAATCTGCGCCTTCGTCAGCGTCAGCACCTGAGTCTCCGAGTTCCCCAGCCAGATCTGCCCTAGCTGGCCCGGCACTGGCGCCCAGGTTTCAGCTTGCACATCCGGTTCCGTCGGAAACGCTGTAAGTGCCCCCGTCGTGGGTTGAAACGAAGCACTGTCGAGGTGTTCCGCCGCTGGGCCGCGGAACACCATCCGGTGTTCCGTACCATCCACCTGGACATCCATTTCGTCCACGCCGGCCCCGCGCAAAATCCGCTGCACGGTGATGCTTGGATCCCAATAATCGAATAGGCTCAGGCTTGGCACGACTTTAGCGGGTGAGTACGCGACAGCAGGGAATACGACCGTAACTCCACTCGTCTTTGTGAATGGCGCGCACACCATCACGCGCGTCGCGCTTGGCACGCTTTCGACGAAACGAAGTTCGCCGTTCACGTTTACGGCGTAGCCTTCGCTCAACCCATGCGGGGCGGGGAAGTCAACCTGTAACCCACCGTTGCTCACCGTAGCCGGCTGCGCTGTTGTCTGCTGCGGCGCTCCGCCCAATGCTGCCTGCACCATCAGACCTGCCGCTGGTGGCAGACTACCCGAGTCTTGGGCCATCAGGTCCGTCTCGAACTCGTAGCCGGTAACCCTTCGGGATGGCCCCGGTATACCGAGGAAAGTTCGCGTCCCCGTTTTGTCCCGTCTTTTCACCGTTAACTTCTGGGTTGCAATCGCCAGCCGCACGCCGGGAACGCGGTTCGAGGCAGCGATCGCTGGAACCACTCCGTAGTTGCTTTCCAGCCCTGCATAGTAACGGTTGTTGTTCGAAAGAACGTAATTTGCCATCTTTCCCGCTCCCCTCGTTTCTCCTTACGGCTAGCCTCGAGTTGGCTGCTCACAATCGGATAACCCTGGCCTTCACCCTTGGCGGCGGATGCTACCTCAGCGCTCCCAACTTACTTGGCACTTCACGCGTGCGCTCTGTTGGTAATGCAGCCCGCCCTTCTTTACTGCGTCGATTTCTGCCTGGTAGCCAGGCTTGAGCACCATGCCATTGCCGAGATTCCCGCTGTTCCGGTCGAACACGTCGCTCACTGCATCCGCAGTTGCCTGCAGCGTGTCCGTCAGTCCGTCCAGTCGGTCTTGAGAATGAGTCACCTCGACGACCACGCGATACGTCCCCGAGAACTCACGGAACTTCACTTTCCCGTCGTTCTGAATCTGGTCGCAGTAGATCTGGCAGATGGGATATACGATCTTTTGCTGCTTCTCTTGCAACTCCAATGGCACTTGGCTTACTAGTGCCACGGGCGTCGCCGTCACTAGTGCAAGCGCCGAGTAGTTAGTCAGGCTTGTCGCCAGCCCTCCATCTGCATTCAGCAGGCTGGCCGCCGTTTGCAGGACCTGCGCTGTCGGTGTTGACATCGCTACCCCCTTGGCAGAATTCGTCGCTGCTTTACTCGTCCATCCGGAGTCTGGCCGTCGCCGGCTGATTGTCCCGCCAACAATCCGCTGGCTGATAAGGCCCATGTCGCAGTCGCATTCAGCGCGTCGCTGTTCTGCTTCTGCATCGGTTCGTCGCCGGTCGTTACATACACATTCCATCGGTCGCTCGCCTGCAGCCCATTGGCCGACACGGTGATCCCATTGCCGGCTGGCGCTTGGACCGCGGTCAACTCCGATGGCGCGCTTTCGCGCCCCGCCCCGTCCACTCTCGTGACTGCAACCGCATACGCCGCCGCTGGCTGAACTCCAACAATCACGCTCACTGCCGGTGCGCTCGGTTGCCGTACCGGATTACCCACGTAAGGTACTCCCGCCAGGAAGTACTCGGCCTTCCGATCGGCGGCATCCTGTTGGAAGGCCTTCCACTTCTTCTCGAATCGGTCGTTTACTTGGCTGAAGGAAGCATCCCGGTACAACATCGCCAGCACGTTCGCCATGTGCCACCTTTTCAGTGGTTCATCTATCACGGCGTTCCATTTCTTTAGCGCCGATTCCCAACGCAGGAATGCGTCCACTCGATCCGTGATCCACGCCTCCGACAGCGACATCTTCGCCGCAAGATCGATGCCTTCCTCGTCGGCGACTGTTGTGGCGCTGACGTCATAGGCCTGCAGATCATCCACCTCGCACCATGAGCCGTCTACAAGCAGGGCCACGTTGTGCCTCCTATTTCCCGCTCGCTGCCGGAGCCGGTTTCAATATCTCGCCATTCACCAACTGCACATGCACTCTCGCGGCGGCCTTCGACCGTTGAAACTCATCCCGCTGCAGCGACTCCTGCGTGCGGAATTGATCTTCCTCTTTCTGGTCCGCCCGCCTCGCGCGCCCTTCCAGAATGAGTTGGCACGCGTTCCTTCGCGGCACTTCGGTGATCACTCCTTCTTTGCCGCCGTCGCCCGTCTCCTCGCTCACCACCAAAACGTGCGCTTCGGGCATCTTTGATTCAAGCTCGTGCAACTTCTTGTAGTACTGCCTCAGATCCATCTCAGTGCTCCCTTCGGCCTTAGTTGAAAATGAAAGAGGCGGCTCTTAGGCCGCCTCCCCTTGATCGGCGGCTCTTGCACCGCCTGTCTTCACAATTCAAATCTGCGCTCGTCGCCGCAGTCGCCTGGCAATTCAAGCGCCCCAGCAAGACAGCGATCCTCGGGTCGGCACGGACCCGCGACCTTCAGAAAGCGGTGGAATCAATGCCTGGCCACTCCTGTTTGAAAGGCAGGTTGGCGGAGCCCGTCGCCCTGCCAATGCTCCCTGACGGTTGGTCGCCAGCACGGCCCCAGGAACCACAATCCGCCATCGTCGGAAAGCGGCTGCGGGATAACCTGTCCCCGCCTGTTTAGCTGCGGACCTGCACCGCGTGCGTGTTGCGCAAGACGCCGCAACCGTACAGGATGTCCACCGTGAACTGCTGCGCCAGCGTGTTCGGCTGGTAGCTCATCAGCACGCGCATGCCGAAGTTGCCGAGTTCGGCGTAGTCGGCGATGGCGCCGGTACCGGGCAGCGGCTTCGGCAGTCGGCGGACGGCCAGGCCGATCGCCTGCCGCGCGAACGCGAGGTTGTTCGTCGTGACCGGGTTGCCCGTCTTCTGAACGAACTGCGATCGGTACACGTAGAAGTCCTTCAACCGGCCAACAGCGCCGCTCTCGATGGCATTCGTCGGCTGGCCGATCGCGTATGCTTCCGTGAAGCGGTCGATCTGGCGCAATTCCGAGTAGCCGTTCGAGTCCACGACCAGGAACTTCGGCTCGGCAGTCGCAACCTTCGCGTTGAACAGCGAAGTCTCCGCCTGATCGACCACGGCTTCGGTGAGCGCCGTGCCGCCTGTGCCCAGCGGAGCGTTGAAGGTGAACTGGCTGTAGAGGTTCAGCAGGTCCGACTCAACCCGCTCGGCCAGAGCCACCATCGCCGGCTGCATATACATCTTCAGCAGGCCCGGCACCGCCAGCGCCTTGGTGACGTCCGGAATCGTGAACGTCGCTTCCGCGTGCGTGTTCAGGACAATCTGCGCATTCCCCAAAGTCGGGTTCTGCGGCTGAACAGAGCCACCCTCGGCAATGTTGTTCGCCGTCATCACCGGCGGAATCGGCACATTCACCGTGTCGCCCGCGTTTGCCAACACTGCTTCGTAGTCCCGCGTAACCAGGTTGCCCATCACCAGGTTGCCCATCAACGCCGGAAGCGCATCGGCCGCTACCAGCTTCACAATCGCACTCGCCAGGTTGGCGGAAGTAATCGTGGCCATTTTTCTCTCCCTTGTTTTCTCGTCTCAATTCGGCTGGACTTTGCAGGCCCTGCCCTAGTCGCCCTTCCAGGTCTGCAGCGCGACCTGGGCGATTTGCTCTCTCACTCGCTGCATCTCTTCGGGGCTCATCCCTGGCCGGATAGATTCCAGCTCGATGCTCGACCCTCCGCTGTGACGCGGCGTCGTCGTCATCCCCGATCCGCCGGCGATTCGCGCCGGAAGAAACTCCGGATTCTCCTGAACGAACCTCGCCAGGTACTCCTTTGCCGTAAGCTCGCCCTCGGACGTTCTGGCTACCAGCGCGCCGTCCGGTGTTCTCTGTATGTCGTCTTTTATCGCCTTGTGCGCCAGGTCGACCTTAGTCACCCCAAGCCGCTGCAGCTCCGCTCGGATCTGAGCATTGCGGTCACTCTCTTCCGCGAATTTCTTCGCCTTCTGGTTCTCTTCCACCAGTTCGTTGACCTGCCGCTCGAGTTGTTCGCGCCGCTTCCGCTCCTCCAGCAACTCCGCTTTGTAAGCCGGCTCTGCCTTGCGGCGCTCCGTCGTCAGGAACTCTTCAATCACGTTCCGGATCATTCCCCGCACGTCCTGCTCTGTGCTTGGCTCGTGCCGGGCACTCTGCTGTTCTATGGGCTCCATGGCTCTCCTTTGTCGTCCAATTGTTTGTTTTGCTTCAGCCCAGGCGTGCAGCCGTGGCTATTCAAGACCGCCGAATTCCGTCCGCTACCCCGAAACGAAGCCGCAACCGTCCCTGTGGCGCACGCTTCAGCGTGCCGTGCCGGCATTCATGCTGGCATCCGGAGGCCTGTCGGCGTTCCTCCGCAACGCGAGTTGAATCTCCACGCGCCGGTTTCAAAGCGCCCGTCGGCTCTGCCCCACGCTTGCATCGATCTCTTGCGCGATCTGGCTCTTGACCTCCTGCCGAACGTCGCAAAGGTACTTCGCGGCAAGTTTCTTCAGCACTTGCGCCCGAAACGTGTCAGACCCGATCCCCAGACTCAGGAGTTTCTCCGCATCCTGCAACTCGCTGCTGAAGTCGCCGATGTCGAACTCGTCCAAACCCGTCACATCGATCAGGACCGCGTCTTCGCGCGCTCCCGAAATCATCCGCAGAATCTTTTTCAAGGTGTCCTTCACCCGGTCGCCGAAGCCGCGCAGCACTTCTTGTGTGATCAGGTAATCCCGCTGCTTACTCAGTCCCGTCAACTGCGTGTTATTCGATTGCGAACTGAGCGCCTGGTTCAGCACGTAGCACACTCGGTAGATCTCTTCTTTCAGGCGGTCGATATTCTGTAGCGCGACCTCGTAGACGTGGCCCTCTGGTTCAGTCCACCCGAATTTGTCCTGAGGACCGAGTTGAAGGTAGTAGCTCTCTCCCACGCACTCCTGCCACTCCCGGTCGCTGTATACTACCGGCATCGCGAATAGGCCCATCGTCAACGCCCATCCGAGCGCGTTCGACTTGTTGAAGTGTTCGAGCTGCAGCGACGCGGCCTTGTTCATGAGCCACATCCCTTCGCCGAAGCTGAACTCCACGACGGGTACGACTTTCTGTCTGGCCAGCCCGTGCAGCCCCTGCTTCACTAACTCGACAGGACCCACGTGTCCGCCGCGTTCAATCTGGTCGTAGATTTGAAACTCTTCCCGCCCGTAATACACCCATCGCCGCTTCGTCGCCCACTCGCTGGTCTCCGGTTCGTCAACACGCCGTTCCGTTCTCAGCACGACCCAATCGAATTCGCCCCGCTCGTTCCGCTGCCAGTTCACCAGGCTCTCGGCCGCGTATTCGCAAAGATATGCCCGGCTCAATCCGAGCTTGTCTTCCTCCGCCCGGTTTTTCGCTCGACGCCCGAGATCGGGGAAGTCGATCACGACGTAACTGCGTCCTGTCACCAACGCTTCGCTCGTCTGCCTGCGGAAGAAATCGCTCAGCGTCGATCCGCGCAGATCGCAGTCGTCCGCGAACGCGCTATAGAACTCCCGTGCCCGATCGTCCTGCCCTTCAAACGTGAGCGTCGGTTCGCGCCTGAACAACGTGGCGGCATACCAATCGATGATCGACCCGATGTAGTTCTCGTAGAACGCCCGGCTCGTGCGCTCCAGAAACACGTCGTTTGGCTCGCGAAGTCGGGGAATCAGATACTGCGATGCGCGGGATGTGAACTGCTCGCCCCCGGCATACATATCGCGGTATTTCGGCCACACCGCGTTCAGCGCGACGTATTCGGGATGTTCTTTTCGGACATCGATCATTGTCTTTCCTCGCCTTCCTTGCCGCAATGTGGGGCGGCTCTCCATGCACGTGGGGCGGCGCTCCAGCGCCGCGCGGGGCCGCCAGGCCCCG